TGTGGATACCCCTTACAACCGCTCTTACTGGAGTGAGAATGAGGAGTAATACCACGCGTAGCTATGGCTCCCAGGCACGTGCAATCGTGTCTTGTTTAGGGGGACGATCCAAGAGTGGGAAGAAACACCAGCGTACGATTTTGCACTTCGCCAAGGCAGACTCTCGTACATCAACACTGATGTTTGTTACTATCTCGGGGATTGGACTCCGAAGGCCAAACGGGAGCATGACACGATCTACACGTGTGGAGCCAACTTCCCTGACTGTCCAGGCAAATACGAACTTCCATTCCGGGAGGGTAGTTTTGTCATTATGAACGGTCGGGTGATGATGACCACGCGTGGTAGTCAACTTTCCTACGAGCATCCTCTAGTTCACTTTCAGGACCCCATGAAGGTAATCGACTTTGGGTGGTACACCATGTTCTTTGACGCTCGCGCGACTTAGGACTGGAAGATGTTTACCCCGGCCGTTGTGAACTTTAACACTTGCCACTCTGTGCAGACACTGTGGCTGAGCGAGAGCCTTGAGAATCTCAAAGGGACCAAAACCGCGAATGATGCACTCGCGGGCTTTCCGCCCAAATGGACCCCGGCTGAAACAAAGCGTTTGATAGTCCGACTCGAGAAGTTGGACCCTCATGATCCTTTGAACAGGCTGCAAATTTGGGCACTATGCGATGACGCTGGTCAAGCCTCCATCACTGCTAGAGATCTATCCTGGTCTCAGTGGTTTAGGAGGATTTGCTTTCGTTAGTGGAGACAGACTTATGCAGCACCCACTTGCGAATATGCTGAAACCGTCAAGTACGCCCTTCCTGATCGGGGCGAACATGCATACATGAAAGCGCGGGGGTACGTGTACCGGGACGACTATCTGGACCCCTCCCAGATGCGACGCCTGGTCCTGGCTGGACGGCGGGATGACTCAGCAATGAGTTAATCCTCTGGGACAGAGTAGAGATGTATTTCTCCTATAGGGTAAGCCTGTAGTGAGGAGATGAGCGTCGACTTTGTCCAAGATGCACGGGTACTTACCTGTACGCCAAGCCAGGCTGTGCCGATTCCGAGTCTATTCATCCTTGGAGTCTGCGCAGGCAGCAGTTCAGTGGAGCCGGTTGATGTTGATCTTGATCCGTCTTCCCAATCTACTGGACTGGTACTTAGTTCTACACAGCGGGACGCCCAAGAAACCAATGCTGTGAAACCTCGTGGAATCGCGACGCTCAATGCCTCATCGTGGCTTGCTATGGACTGGAAAGAAGTTTCCGCTCGATATGCCGAGAGTGTCAAAGTTCCCCGGGTGAGTGAGAAAATTCCCTTCCTCTCTGATGATGACATCTGTAATGACAGAGCCATCAAAGCCAAGGGCTACTACTAGCACAAGAGATTACGCAAAGAGTAGCTTGAGGACATCAATCCCTGTATTGTTGGACTCCAAGGCTTCGGAGAGTTGATGGGATAATTGGACCGGGCTGTGGCCTGGAACGATTCGTACACGACTCCTCACCTGATTCGCAAGAATACTCTCATTCCCGCCGACGAGTTTGACACCGACAAAATCGTTGCACGGAGTGGATCACACGTGATTAATGCCTCTTCAGGCTGTCATATCAAGGAATTTGAGTGGTCCAAGAGTTCTTCTTCGAACCTTTTGTGTGCAGTGGCCCGACAGCTGTCGGGGAGGTAAGAGATTGACACCATGTGCCTAAGGAGATTTCGAGTAACTTGCTCGAGGTACTTTAAGCACCTGGGAACCATCTTGGAGGCACACCCCATCCCTCTCGATCACACGTTTTTCGATTACGTGAAGACTCAGACGGCTTGGAGTGAGAACAAGAAGGCTATGTACGACCGCAATTTAATTCGCGTTTTCTACGACAGTAGTTACAGAGATTATTGTGGGTCTTTCACTCTCGTGGTCAAGTCTGGTGAAGTCCAGACTACCGAACACTTCCTCACCGACGGCGACGGTTTCCTCCAGGGTTAGTCCAGTAGGCCGAGAGCGATAATGACGCCTCCTACTGCCGGCTATGGCATAATGCAAGCGATCCAATCCTATTTCTTCCCCTGGTTGAAACGGTTTGAGAAGTCGTTCATCCATTCCTACACTTCCGAGTAACTAGTGGAACACATCTCACAGTACATCCGAAGCGACTGGTGCTCAATCAGCATCGATGGATCAGCGTTCGACTCGAGCCAATTCTACCAGCTCTAGGAATCAGTTGATGACGGATTCTTCAATCTCATGAGTGAGACGGTGTGGAAAATTATTG